CCCGAAGGCGTCGACCAGCATGTCGATCCTCCGGTCGTACATGGAGCGCCTGCTCTTCAAGGTGGTCATGCCCATGGTCACTCGCCGGGACACGAGCGTCCGCTGGCTGGCGACGTTCGTGAGCCGTCGTCACTACGCGTGGCACGCGATGATGACAGAGCTGCTGGCTGACGGCAGCCGCGTGGCGAAGGACCCGCGCTTCGACCAGTGGGCACGCCTGGTCCTGAAGGCGGAGTACACGGACGAGGACGGGAAGCAGCAGAGTGCATGGCCGACGATGTGGCCAATCAACCGAAAGACACGCGATGCGGACGAGAAGCTCAAGGGGCTCGTCACGCTCGAGGACATCCGGGAGCTGGTGGGTCCGCACAACTACATGGCCGAGTACCTGGCCCAGCCGGGCGAAAGCGAGGAGGCCTACTTTGGCGACGTCACGCAGGAGAAGCATGGCTGGTGGCTGGAGAGCCCGGACACGGAAAGCGACATCGATCCCTTCTCGTCCACCTCGACCATCTGCTGGCGGGGCAAGTCAGGCGAGGTTGAGCGTCTGCCTCTTCCTGAATTCCTGTCTGGAAGGGTCAAGCTCTTTGCGACCGTGGACACGTCTTTCACTGCGACCAGCGACTCGGACTTCAAGGTCTGCACGGTCATGGCTTACGACCCAGTGGACGCGGTCCTCTTCGTCATGGACACCTGGGGAGGCCAGGTCCGCGAGCCGGTCCTGATCGAGCACGCGTTCCGGCTGGCCATGAAGTGGCGGGTCCCCACCATCCACGTGGAGGTGGTGAGGCAGTCGTTCAGCCTGTACGCGGCCATGGAATCCATGGTCAGGCAGCGTGCGGACCAGATCACCGGCATGACCCCGCCGAAGGTCGTGAAGCTCAACCCGGGCGTCATGGACAAGACCTCGAAGATCAGTGCCCTGAACTACCGGTTCGAGCACGGTCTGATCAAGTTCCCCACCTGGCGGCGCGGCCTGATGCCGTGGCGGATGCTGTTCGAGCAGATCGAGCAGTTCAACCCGGACGCAGAGAACGGCGGCCTGGCCCACGACGACTTCATCGACACGGTGGCCATGAGTATGTTCGTGGTCCGTGGGCGCATGGACCGGGCTTCCGCCCAGGCTTCCGACGAGGATCGGCTGGTGGTGGAGAATCCGATGGAGGAGATTTCCGAAGGCAACTATGTGGACAGGAAGTACGGGGTAAACATTGCGGATGCGATGAATTTCAATAACATCTCGGTGGAGGACGCCCTCCGTATCATGAGGGATCCAGAGCCAAGAAGCGGAGGTTCCCGTGTCTGACCAGATGACTTACGAAGCGCCTCGGCCGTCCCAGAACGTGTTGACGGTCACCATTCCGCTTACGTACTTCAACATGCTCGTGGAATCGTATTACCGGGGACGACGGGAGCCTGAGGCGCAGGTCGTGCAGCCGCAGGAGGATGCGCCGTTCGTCAACTCCAATTTCCATGGCATCAACCTCCTCGAGGACATGCCGCCGGGGTGGACCCGGATGCAGAAGAAGGTGAAGCCAGATGGCCAGTGATGGAGTGAACCTCCCAAAGGACCGGAAGGCTCTCGGCAAGATCATCGACGCGCACGTCTCGCGGGAGATGCTCAAGCTGACGTACCGCCGCACGCTGTGGCTGCTGGCGTGGTACTACCTCAACGGCTTCCGCCGGTTCGACATCTTCGACCCGCGCACCGGCCGTGTGACGCCGCACTACCTCGACGAGGAAGGGAACATGGAGTTCCAGTCCACCGAGCTGCTGTCGGTGGTTGACAAGACGACCGCGCGCCTCAACACTATGGATCTGCGCCCGAGGGCGCTGAGGCAGGGATTCAGTCTTGCAGGACTTCGCGAGCGATCTGTGGCACAGCTGGTTGCCGATGCTGTGGTCTCTGACCAGCAGCTGGCTGGCATCCAACGTGACTTCAATTACCTGTATTCGCTTCTCGGCTCTTGCGGGATCACTGGTCATGTTGTGGATAGCCCAACGGTGGGACTCACGGCAGACCTCGAGGTGATCCACCCCAAGGAGCTGATGCCGTTCCCGTCACTTGGTCACGACCACACCAAGGTCCGTGGCCTGATCCGGCAGAGGCTCGTGCCGCTCAACTTCCTGAAGGAGAAGTACGGGAACCGGAAGATCGACGACAACGTCGACGACATGCACGTCTGGCGCTGGCAGTACGGCCACCAGATGGAGGAGTCGCAGGACGCGCCGTGGAACGGCACGGGCTACTTCGTGTCCACCATGGCCAACGGCGGCGTCAAGGGCAACGACGAGGACGACGACACCCAGCAGGTCGCGAAGATCCGCGAGACGTGGATCCACGGTCCGCGGGGCACCGTGAGCCGCTACATCGTGTCGAGCGGCGACGTGGTGATCGATGACCAGGACCTCAGCGCAGTCGAGGCATACTGCCCGATCGGGTTCGCCCGGTTCATGGACAACGGCACGTTCCACGGTGCCGGACTCTTCGACCTGATGTTCGGCATCGTGCGCGAGATGGAACGGCTGCTGAAGAGCCTGTTCAACAACATCCGGACGATGGACCGGTACGGCGTCGTGCTGCTTCCGCAGGGCACGATCAACGAGCGCGCAGCCATGCGCGAGGTTGGGCAGGGGCTCCGGTACCTGTCGTACACCAAGGACGCACTGATGGGAGACGAGTTCAAGCCGCTCGTCATCCAGCCGTTCAACGCCGGCGACGTTCCCGGCAAGGTCGCCCAGTTCGCAAAGTCGATCAGCGACGGCCTGAGCCCGGTCCAGGACCTGATCGCGGAGAAGGGCCGGGTCGACAGTGCAAGCGGCCTGCAGTTCCTCGACGAGCAGATCTCGAAGGCGATGACGAACCCCACCAGCGGCGTTCAGGTGGCGTTCGGGACGATGTACCGTGCGGTCGTGGCCAAGGCTGCCGGCCAGATGCTTGTATCCAAGCGAGCTCTTCCAGTCAACAAGCTCACGACCGAGCTTGCCGGAGCGGTCATTGATCCTGACAATGGGACGGTTTCCTTCGAGAACAACCCGCTTCCCAACTTCTCGCAGATCGCGTTCACGGTGCGTGATACCGCACCGAAGAGCGAGGTCGTGCGGAAGCAGGAGGCGATGGGAATGCTCCAGGCCGGCTTGACTGACCCGGACGGCCTGAAGCTCTTCCTCATGAAGGAAGGCATCGATGCGGCGCTCTGGATGGAGGAGGAGAAGTCGGCGTACGAGAGCGTTGTCCGCAACATCCTGCTCCTGTTCGGGGACGGACAGTCGAGCCAGCAGATCGTCCTCACGCCGCACACGGCAAGGCCGGACGTCCAGCTCAGGGTGCTGGGCGCGTTCATGTCGAACCCGATCATGTCGGTCGCGAGCCCGCAGGTGCAGGACGCGTTCAAGTCCTTCCGGGAAGCACTCATCGGATTCATGGGCCAGGCCTTGCCTGCGATGGTCCCGAATCCAGACGACATGGCCAACGTGGCCGGTCGCATTGGTCCGCAGCAGCAGGCGCAACCTCAGGGAATGATGGCAAATGGATGACGAAGCAGATGTCGACGGGACTCCGTTGCGTGGCGATGACGTAATCAGGAATCTAAATGCGTTTGTCGAGATCGACGGAGAGCGAGTGAGGATTTCCGAACTTGTCGACACCATCCGAAACGCATCCGACATGGTTGACGAGATCGAGAATCTCCGTGTTTTCCAAGAGGCGACCAATCGATTCATCCGCCGTGATGGAGAAAAGCATCAGATTGCCGAAGCAGCATCAATGATGCTTGAAGGTGTCGGATACTCCGAAGACGAAGTCAGGGAATTTGTGAGAGACTGGGCTTCGTCGGATTCAGATGAAGATGGTGATGAAGGACAGGAAGAAGGCACTCAGGAGGAAGAAATGAGCAGCGAAGACCCCCGTTACGCAAAGCTTGAGCAGGAAACACGCCAAATGCGCCTCCGCATGATGCGGGAGGAAATGCAAAAAGGCGTACTTTCCGCTATTGACCAGAACGGGGAAATTGCCAAAATGTTGATGGGCCTGGACAAGACCCGAGGGCGTGAACACGCCTCGGGTGCCTACCAGGCCATCCAGGACCAGGTTCGCAAGGCAACCCTTGACCGGCTCTACGATCGTCGTGACCGGAGCGGAGGGGAGTTCAGCGAAGACTGGATCCAGGAAGAGGCGGCGAAGGCCGCTTCGGATGTGGCGAAGTCGTACGCGACGGTCATCGGCGACCTGGACTCAATCGGTCGGTCGCCGGAAACAGTGAGCGAGATCGACACCATCGCCAGCAAGCCGCCGGTCCCCGCGCCCGAATTCAAGAAGGGCATGGACCGGGGAGCTGTCGATACGACGGTCCGTGAG